CTGACGCGATAAGTACAGCCCTGCTGAAATTTCCGGCATCGCTTATCTGTCAGGCCATCGATGAAGCCGCCGTCAACAATGCACGCCGGTGGAGCTATATCTCCAAAATCCTTGACCGCTGCGAGCAGCAGGGCATCTGTACCGTTGAAGCCTACCTCGCCGAGAAGGAACGCGCGAAGAGCTCACGCACTGCCGCCCGCCAGACCGATACCACAGCTGCAATGGAGCGCCTGAAACAGCTTGCAAAAGGAGTGACCGCCGATGACTGAACAGGAAACTGCCGTCTTTCTGCTGTCCTGCACTAACTACTGGGCAAACCTCATGCGCGGCAAAGACCCGGACGAAATGACAAAAGCATGGGCCGTTGCACTGAAAGACATACCCTTGCAGGCAGCCAGAAGCGGTGCGGCCAGCCTTGCCGCCACGCTGAAATTCCCGCCTACCGTTGCCGAACTGCGCACGGCGGCAGAGGAATTTCTCCCGCACAAAATCGAATCCTTTGACGTCCTGTTCTCCCGCACCTGCCACGAATGCCTGCACTTTGACACGCCGCTTTTTCAGAAAATGCAGCGTGGAGAAATCAACCAGAAAGAGGCGCTGACGCTGAAGGGCAAAGTATGAAATCATCACTTAGTCCCGTTCTACCGGCGACATCGCCCACTCAAAGCGCCTGTATTCCACGCGTTGGAACGCCGAAGCCGCCCTGCGCACCGCAGGTTACACCCAAAATCACCGCCTGCCGGACATCTGGTACAGCGAGAAGTATTACGCGAAAGTAAAGGAGATAGCACCGTGATCCAAAAATACATTATCTCCCTGCCCCCTATTACCAAAAAGAACTCCCAGCAGATACTTACCAACCACCGCACCGGCAAGCCGTTCATCGCCCCCAGCAGGCAGTATAAGAAGTACGAACAGGCCGCTATGTGGTATCTCACCCCAAAGCCGAAAGCCCCGCTGTCGGGCCGTTACCGCGTCGCCACGGTATTCTATATGCCAACCCGCCGCAAAGTAGACCTAACAAACTTAATGGAGGCTGCCCATGACACCCTTGTCGCCGCCAAAATCCTCGCAGACGACAAGAACACCATCATTGCCAGCGTGGACGGCTCCCGCGTGATGTACGACAAAGAAAACCCCCGCACCGAAATTTTTATTGAAGAATTGGAGGATGAGACAACATGACAGATGAAGTTTATGAGTATCAGCAGTCCATGCAAGAACAGGCCAGGGCCGCACATCGCACACCAATTTCACCAACACGCATTGCAAGCGAAGCGGAAAATCACAAAAAAGACGGCCCATGCCATACCCTTGTTTTGCCCAACCTGCCAAGCGTGGCGGGACGTGTCAAGTATGCGATGGGCGCTATGAATTTGAACCAGTTTTCACAGCGCACCGGAATCAGCGGCAACTACTTGGGCCAGCTGTGCAGCGGCAAGGTAAAGACACTCAGCGCCTACAACGCAAACCGCATTGCCGGGGCGTCCAGTATGGGCGTTACCGTTGGCTGGCTGCTGGGTCTGCCCAAGCCGGAGGAAAAGCAGCCGCCCGCTTCGCCGCCGAAGCCGGAACTGCCGGAGATCCCGGATTTCTGGGAGCGGCTGGAATGGGCTGTCAAAAACAGCGGGAAGACCAGAAACGCTATCAGCTATGAAATTGGCGCAAACACCGATTATATTTCATATTCACTCAGAAACAGAAGTGAAATCCGCGCTGACAAGGCCGACCCATTAGCAAAGGCGCTTGGCGTAGACAAAGAATGGCTTTTTAAGAAAACGGATTCACATAAAAGAAAGAAACGTAACGAACGCATTGCGCCCTTGATTGAGACTGTAAAAGATGAGATGTTAGCTGAGAACATAACATATCAAGAAATGGCGAAACGCATTCGGGTAAATAAAACTTCTTTGTACGAATGGGTAAGTGGTAAGAAGACGCCGCGTGCCGCCAGTGTAAAAAAAATCAAGTATTATATCGAAAACTTGTCACCAGCGGCAACAGATTGCAAAAAGGCACATGACGATATTCAAAAAAACGAAAAACCCCAAGAAAAAAGCGAGAAAATCGTGCAGCGGGTTGAAGGCGTATACACGGCTGAAACGCTGGCTGCTATTGTATCAGTCTTAAAGGGAACATACAAAGTAAGTTTAACATTAGAGGAAGTGAACCCATGAAAGCCAGACTTCATCCCACCCCGGCCATGAAAAAAGCCATAGACGCCTATGCAGAAGCTAAAATTCAGGGCATCCAGTGTCGTGCGCAGGAGGCTGTAATGAAGGAGCGCGCAGGCATCTTACCAGCGCCGCAGGGATGCCGGCGTTTTGAAAAAAAGCAAGAAACCCGCCACGCATCCCTGCCTGAAGAAAACCATAAAACCCATTGAGCAATGTACCCGCGAAGCTGCCGCCCTTGGCATGACCTATGGGCAGTATGTAGCCCGCGGGCTGGATAAGGAGTGAGACTATGGACGCTGTTGAATTTTACAAATCAATGAAGCGCATGTGTTACAGTGGTGAAATGTGTGAAAAATGCCCGCTGTATAATAATTTCAGCGAAATGGGAAGTGTTTGTGATGTACTATTGCACATCAAAGATGAGAAGGCATCCAAAGTTAAAAGCATCGTTGAACAATGGGTAAAAGAGCACCCCGCCAAGACTCGACAGTCTGAATTCTTGAAAAAGTTCCCGAATACGAATTTAAAAATCATTACTCGTTTGTTGCCTTGCTCATTAGACGGAACATTGAAACCATTGCGATGCGCCAAGTACGGTTATTTGAGTATCACTTGCCGTTGTGATAAGTGCCGTGACGACTACTGGAACGAGGAGGTATCAGAATGAGCACAACAATAGGCTGCCCGATTCCGGGCGCAAGCCAGCCGAAAGAACCGGTGCGGTTGATCGACATTAAAGAAATCTTACAATATGACGGTGCACATTTCACATGGTCTGGCGGCAAGAATTGCCTTGCTGAACAGAAAGCGGCCTATGCGCGTGGTTACGATGCTGGGATGAAGTTCATCGTGGACGAAGCCAAGAAAGCACCTACCATCGACCCTGAATCTCTGCGGCCTACGGCACATTGGATAAGCGATAGCGGCGGAAGCCCAAATGTTGTATGTTCAGCATGTAATGCAATTTCTTTTGCTGCTTATAATTTTTTCCCGGAATGCGGCAAAAGGATGGTGAACACAGATGAAAAGCATTGTACTTGATGGAGATAAGATTGCTGAAGCTATCCAAAAGGCAAAAGATAAAATGATAAATGGAGAATATGACAACAATGATTTGATTTTGCGCGGCGATGCGTTAAAAGCAATCAGACAGATGTGCATTGGCGAGCATTTGCCTTTTGAATCAAATACGCCAGTTGGCGCGCGGGTTCTTGATGCTCTTGTTGCTGTATATCAGGTTAAACCATATAAAGAGGAGTCTAAAGCAACCGTTTGGCACGATGCACAGAATGACCCGCCTAAAAAAAACGGAGAATACCTGTGTTTCTACGAATACTTCCGTTATGGCAACTACAACCGCATGTACCGCACAATGGATCGTGGACAATTTTTCAATGGTCAATGGGGCGGTGAGCCTACGCACGGAACTAACGCAAAAGTCCTCGCATGGACAGAACTGCCGCTCTACAACCCCCCGGAGGTGAAGCCATGACAATTATCCTTGTTATCGCCGCTGTCTGTGTTTACGACCTGTGCGGCCTGCTCGCCGTCCTGTACATCAACCACACAAACCGAATGGAATGGACACCGTAGACGGCGCAGACAACGTTATTGCCCTTATTTTCTGGCCGCTGCTGGTCGTAACCCGCATCGGCATCGCATGCTATAGAATCATAAGGAGGCTTCTAAAATGACTTCTACCACCAGAGGTGACCCCCATGACAAAACAGCAACTAGTTGATGAATACGCCCGCAAACATCTTTGCGCGACATGCGAGTGGAAGAATGGCGATATTTGCATGTTGCCGCGCTGCATAAAAATGGAAGAGAGGAGAACCAATGACCAGCGAAGAATTCAACCAAAAGAAAATGTGGCTATGGAGATACCAACGCAGCAGGAATCATGAACGGCAGCTGCGCCAGCAGATACAGAGCGAACGTGAACGGGCAACAGCTACCACGAAAGCTCTATCCCCGGTTGTGGTATCTGCTGGAGAGAAAAACAAAATCGAGGATGCCGTTTGCAGAATCATGGAGCGTCAGGAAGCTCTATACAAGCAGATTATTGACACCGAAATGCAAAGGGAAGAAATCGAAACCGCAATAAACTCTGTTCAAGACGAAATGCAGCGGGACGTTCTGCTGGAGCGGTATATTGTCGGCACACCGTATTGGTGGAAAATTGCTATAAATCTAAATATTTCCGAGCGATGGGCAAAAAAATTACACCGCGCTGCAATTGAAAATCTGTGCACTCCAGTTCACTTTTAACCTGCTATTATAGATATGCTGGATGATGTAGGAACGGGACAGCCTACGACATTGCTAAAACCTCTTTTCTTTACTATTTCAATTCTCCTATTCTCATAGCTGGCAGCCGGGAAAGACCGGCATTTTATATGCTACATAGCCGATTCTATTTGTAAAGAATAAGGGCACCGCGTTCCGAAGCAACGGCGCGGCCAAGGTGCAAGACCTATGTGCAGTACCAATTAGCGACAAAATTTTTTGATATTTAAGGAGAAGAAAAAGATGATTATTACTGGAATGGCTCACTTTGAGAGCGTATGTAAGAAGAAACTTGTTAACTGGTATCACAAGAACAAGCCGGGAGTGGACATCGACTTGAGCAACGTCTTTGTGGTGTGGGCTTGTAAGACCTTGCAGAATTACAAGTGCCTTGCTTCCACCACTATCAGCGGGGACGGCATTTATGCTGAGTACACCTACAACGGTGATAAGCAAGAACTTTATGAGGACGTGTACGGCAAACTCTCCAACACCTGCATTACTGAGGAATAAGGTGAATTTTGAGCGGCTCATTGCGTGGCTTTTCTATTTGCCATCAAAGACATACGAGCCTGTAGAGTGAACAGATCGCGGCAAGCCTCTGGTGCACGCAACTTGCACACCGTGCAACACGCGCAACTGCCGCGCCTTTATATGCCACGTAGCAACTGGGACGTGCACCGTTAGTGGATGGGGTCGGTTCGAATCCGACAGTGGCGAAGGCTGGGTCGCTCCCACCGGTGAAAGCCCGGCGCAGGCAAAACGCGATAGATAACCTGAACGCTGTAAGCAAAGCGGCAAGCCGATCAGGAGCGCGGCGCGATGGCAGACCGCAACGGGACTTCGAGAGCCTGAAAAAGTCTGCCCGCACAGTGAAGTGCGAAACAAAACTTCAACCGCGAATAGGGGCGCGGGTATAAATACCGCCGAACACCGCAGCTGCGCGGGCGAAAAGACAGCCCGCCATCCTTGTGCGGACAATCAGGGAAAAAGCGTTGCGGAGTTGCTACCTGCAACGGGTGAGGTCGGCACAGCATACACCGACAGGGCGGGAACGCGCTTTCCTCCGGCGCAAAGGGGTTTTGGGGGTATAAGCCTACACAAATTGTGTGGGCTTTTTGTGTTTTTGGGAGACTTGCAAAATGCGTTACGGAGTGCCATATCGGGGCAGCAAAAACAAAATAGCTGACTGGGTTGTTGACCACCTTCCGGACGGAAAAACGCTTGTTGATTTGTTTGCCGGTGGATGTGCCGTTACTCATGCTGCTATTTTGGCTGGCAAGTGGGAGAACTTTATCATAAACGATTTGGGCGACGCGCCAGAGGTCTTTGAAAACGCGGTAAAAGGAAAATATGCAAACGAAAAACGCTGGATTAGCAGAGAAGATTTTTTCAAACTGAAAGATAGCGACCCGTATATATCAATTGTTTGGAGCTTTGGAAACAACAGACGGAACTATTTATATGGGAAAGATATAGAGCCAATAAAAAGGGCTATTCATTACGCAAGGGTTTTCAACGATGATTCGTTAATGAACCAGTTAAAAGAATCAAACAAAAATGAACGTTTAGAAAGCCAAGAAAGAACCGAAAATCTGCAAAGACTGCAAGGTCTGCAAAGACTGCAAGGTCTGCAAAGACTGCGACTTGATTATAGAAACGTTGAAATTCCGCAAGGCGCCGTTGTTTACGCTGACCCGCCATATAAAAATACAGACTGCACTGGGTATGCTGGGCAATTTGATTATGATGCTTTTGAAAAATGGCTTGCGGACGTTCCATTTATGGTAATTGTGAGCGAATACAATGCACCAAAAGGGTGTGTGGAAATTGCAAGCATAAAAAAGCGGCAGACAATGGGAACGGGGAATAAAGGCGGGACAAACACAGAAAAACTGTTCGTGCAAGACAGATTTTATGAACGTTACAAGTGCGCAATGAATTATCAGATCGAGATGGAAACGTAAGTGAGGTGATAAAGTGGCATCAAGAAAAAATCCGGTGGGCGCACCACCTAAATACAGAAGCGTAAAGGCAATGCAAGAAAAGATTGATGCCTACTTTGAAGCCTGTAAAGGAAAACCGTTCGTAGATGAAAACGGGGAACCGATGCGAAATAAAAACGGCTATATCATCTATGACGATAAAAAGCCGCCTACTGTGACAGGATTGGCGCTTGCACTTGGATTCACATCAAGGCAGGCGCTTTTGAATTACCAAAACAAACCAGAGTTCGTTGACACGATTACGCGCGCAAAGACCCTTTGTGAACAATACGCCGAAGAAAGATTGTATGACAAAGACGGCTCCGGCGGCGCACAGTTCAGCTTGCGAGCAAATTTCGGATGGCAAGATAAGCCGGAACAACAGCAGGATAGCGAGGTGCAAATTATAGATGACTTGTAAGCTGTCCGGGATTGTTTCCCCTTGTTTCGCCAAAGTCCACCGTGAAATCAAAGCAGGCAATGTAAAAGAGCTTGTTGCAAAGGGCGGGCGCGGCAGTACCAAATCCAGCTATATCAGCATAGAGCTGATTTTGCAGCTTATCAAGCATCCACAATGCCACGCAGCAGTATTCCGCAAAGTCGGCAACACGCTGCGCACAAGCGTTTATGCGCAAATCGTCTGGGCGATCAATGAGCTTGGCTTGCACGACCAATTCCGCTGCACTGTCAGCCCTATGGTATGCACCTATTTGCCAACTGGGCAAAAGGTGCTTTTTTTCGGCGTTGATGACCCCGGCAAGGTAAAGTCAATTAAAGTGCCGTTTGGTTATATCGGCATCTGTTGGTTTGAAGAGCTTGACCAGTTTGACGGTGAAGAGCAAATCCGAAACGTGGAGCAATCCTGCTTGCGCGGCGGTGACTGGTTCATCACGTTCAAGAGCTTCAACCCCCCTGCAATGGCGCGGAACTGGGCAAACGGGTACGCTCTGAAAGCCCGCAAGGGAAAGCTAGTACATCATTCCACCTACAAAACAACGCCAGCAGAATGGCTCGGAGAGCGGTTTCTTGCCGATGCTGAATACTTGGAGCGCACAAACGAAACAGCATACCGGCATGAGTATCTGGGCGAGGTTGTCGGCAGCGGCACGGCAGTATTTGAGAATCTGCGCATTGAGAAAATCACCGATGAACAGATTGCCAGCTTTGACCGCATCAAGCGCGGCGTAGACTGGGGCTGGTACCCTGACCCTTGGGCGTACAATGCGATGCACTATGACGCAGCACGGCGCACGCTGTACATCTTTGATGAGCTGACACGGCGCAGAACCAGCAACAGAGACACGGCGCAACTGCTTTTGGATAGAGGGCTGACGCGTGAGGATAAAGTCTGCGCGGATAGCGCCGAGCCGAAATCCATCGCCGACTATAACAAGTACGGCGTGAAAACATTCCCTGCCCGTAAAGGACCGAAATCGGTTCGATACGGCACAAAATGGCTGCAAATGCTGGAATCTATTGTCATTGACCCGGAACGTTGCCCGGACACGGCAAAGGAATTCAGCGAGTACGAATACGAGCGAGACGGCAAGACAGGTGAAGTCTTAGAGGGCTACCCGGATTTGAACAACCATCACATTGACGCAGTGCGTTATGGGATGGAAAGCACAGCGAACAAAGCCGGAGACAATACGGCAATGAAGTATCAAAGCATTTACAGATAGGCGGTGAGGGAAAATCAAAACGTATCAAGACTTTGTGGCGGTCGGTGAAGATGAACGTTCCCGCATGGGGTTTGTGTTTGACACCATAAACGATTTTAAAGGCCAGAAAAAGACGCGGGACATGCTGGACGCAAAGCTGTACTATTGGGGAGAAAATCCCACAATCAACCGCTATGAAAAAATGGTGTACGACCTAGAGGGAAAAGCGCATCCCGATATGTACACAGCAAACCACAAGATTGCCAGCAAGTTTTTTGGATTCGTTGTAGATCAGGAAGTTTCTTACCTGCTGGGCAACGGCGTTGCGTTTAACAAGGATGCCACAAAAAAGGCGCTTGGCGCCACGTTTGATGAAGATATTATGGATGCTGCCCGCCATGCGTTGATTGGTGGGCAGTCTTTCGTATTCTGGAATCTTGACCATATTCAGGTGTTCGCGCCGGAGCAGTTTGTGCCGCTATACGATGAAGAGGACGGCGCACTAAAAGCCGGAATCCGGTTCTGGCAGATTGACCCGGACAAACCGCTGCGGGCGACTCTGTACGAGATGGACGGGTACACTGACTACATCAAGCCGCGAAACGGTGAAGTGCGCAGTTTAAACGGGAAACTGCCGTATAAGTTGAAAGTTCGGTACTCGGAGATTGACGGCACAGAAATTTATGACGGAGAGAATTATCCCGGATTTCCCATTATCCCGCTGAAAAACGGTGAACAGGCACGCAGCGAACTTTGCGGCAGAAAAAACACTGTTGACGCGCTCGACCTTGGGCGTTTTTGATTTACGCGGCGGGTGCTGCTGCCGGACTGTATGCCGGGGGCGTGGCCATCAGCAAAGTCATCACCGCAGTAAAAAAGCCGAAGACCGACCAAGACAAACGCATTACCAAGCTTGAAGAGCG